ACTTCGTAGAACCTATTCGCGATTCTGATGACATCCAGGCTATGAAAGATTATTTAAAAGAATGGAACGAACGTAATTACATGCTGTTCGTATTTGGAATTAATCTTGGATTAAGAATCAGTGACATTATCAAATTAAAAGCTAAGGATGTTCAAGGACAGTATGTGAACATCAGAGAGTTAAAGACAGGTAAGATTCTCAAAAGAAAGATGAACAGGTCTTTCCGTAAAGAAGTACAAGAGTACATCAAAGACATGAACCCACATGACTATTTATTTAAAAGCAGAAAGGGAAAGAATAAAGCAATCACTCGTGAAGCTGCTTATTACATTCTCAAAGCTGCAGCAGAAGATATTGGAATCGAGAATGTTGGAACACATACGATGCGCAAAACTTTTGGTTACCATCACTATAAAAACAATAAAGATGTAGCCATGTTGATGGTTCTATTCAACCATGCAAGTCCGGATATCACACTTCGATACATCGGAATCCAGCAAGACCAACAGGATAAATCAATGGACGATTTCTACTTGTAGAGCCGTCTAATTTAACATATTGAGAATTTGTAAATTCAAAAAATAAAAGTTAAATAAACATTATTAAATCAATAGTTTCGAGCGTTGCTCGAATTTAACACAATATAAGATATGATAAATTCAAGAATACCCCCGTACCCTTGAATATTTAATACCCCCACCCCTTTAAAAATGGCGGTGTGATAATAAAAATACCCCCATACAATTAAACCCCCGGAGGGTTAAAACGACCCTGCTACATAAAATTTAAATAAAGGATGAATTGAAATGGTAAGACCAGATAGGATTGGACCACATCGAGTAGCCTTCGAGAAGAATAAGAAGAAGATATTCAAGACACAAAACGTCTGTGGAATTTGCGGAAAGCCTGTAGACTTCAAACTTAAGTATCCACATCCTCTGTCAGCAGTAATAGATCACATTGTTCCAATCAACAAAGGTGGACATCCAAGCGACATTGAGAACCTACAACTCGCTCACTGGACATGCAACAGGCAAAAATCAGATAAGTTATTTAATCAAGCGCGTGAAGTAAAACAAGTCCTAGGGAACCGCAATTTGCCACAAACAAGAGATTGGGCAAATTACAAACCTGAGTGATAGTCCTGAGTGATATGGGGGGAGGGGAACCTACCCTTTGGCTTGGGCGACCTCCCAGGCAGTATTGTACATATTTTCTCGCGCCAAAATTCAAAAAAGGAGAATAAACATGGAATTGAAAGGTAAAGCATATCTCCGTAGGAAGTTAGACGGATATCGCACTGGAGTTCAAACGCGATATAAGTACTATTCTATGGAAAAATTTGATAATACAGACGGAATTACTATTCCTGCTCAAATTAGGGATAAATATAAGGCTGTACTAGGATGGGCAACAAAAGCTGTGGATAGCTTAGCCGACAGATTGATTTTCAGGGAATTTGCGAACGATAATTTTAAAATCAACGACATCTTCCAGTATAACAATCCAGATATCTTTTTCGATTCAGCGATTTTATCCGCATTAATTGGGTCATGTTGCTTTATCTACGTTTCTAAGGACGAAGAGGGAATGCCTAGATTACAAGTGATTGAGGCAAGTAATGCAACAGGGATTATAGATCCAATTACTAATTTGTTAACGGAAGGATACGCTGTACTCAAAAGAGATGATTATGAGAAACCGTTGCTAGAAGCGTATTTCACTCCAAACGAAACGATATTTTATCCAAAAGGAGAAGAGCCGTACTCAATCGAAAATCTAACAGGAATTCCATTATTAGTGCCTATTATTCATAGACCTGATGCAAGTAGACCGTTTGGACGCTCGCGCATTACTAAATCTGGAATTTCTTATCAAAAAACAGCTCAGAGAACAATTGAGCGTTCAGAGATTACTGCTGAATTTTACTCATTCCCTCAAAAATATGCTCTAGGGGTTAGCCAAGACGCAGAATCGGTAGAAAGCCTAAAAGCAACTATTTCAAGCTTTATTATGTTCACAAAGGACGATGATGGTGATAAACCGTCTGTTGGACAGTTTACTACTGCAAGCATGACTCCGTTCGTTGAGCAATTAAAAATGGCGGCTTCTGGATTTGCAGGAGAAACGGGATTAACTATGGATGACTTAGGATTTTCTTCTGATAATCCATCTAGTGTTGAGGCCATTAAAGCAAGTCATGAGAACTTAAGGCTCGCTGGGAAGGCTGCACATCGTTCTATTGGGTCTGGTTTGCTAAATGTAGCTTATGTAGCGGTTTGCTTGCGTGATGATTTCAGATACATGCGTAAGGAATTTATGAAAGCAGAAGTTAAATGGGAACCATTATTTGAAGCAGACGCATCCACATTAACTATGCTTGGTGACGGTGCAATTAAAGTAAACCAGGTACTACCAGGATATATCACAGCAGAAACAATTCGCGATTTGACTGGTATCAAAGGAAATATGGAAGCAAAACCAGTTCAAGAAACACAAGAGCAAAAAGTGAAAGTTACTGATGACGCTTCTGACAAGCAAAAGAATAGGATTATTTCAACTTATGAAATAACTTCACTATTAAGCAATTACCAGAAAGGTGTACTTTCAAAAGAAAATGGTATAGCATTGCTCGCTTCAACAGGAATGAGTGAAAAAGAAGCTGAATCCATGTTGAATAATACTAAGGTTGAAGGTAAAGACAATGAATAATTATGATATTTCGTATGAATATGACATTGTACCTGAACTTCTTGATAAAATTAAAGCAGATTTTTTTGGCAAAGCTGAAAAGAGCGCTGAATTAGAGAGATTACTAATTCTTGTTAGAAGTGGTAAAGCTGATTTTATAGACGCTCACGAATTTGCGACTAAATTAGGACAAATTCTATCTGAGGCACTTCAAACTAATATTAGGGGCTCGATTCTTCCTGATGGAAAGATGCATTTTAACATCGCTAGTCGTATTTTGAATGAAACGTTAGATACTAACCACAAGATGGTAAGTACATACGCTAAGCAGGTTCAAGAGATTTTAAACAAGGAGGCTGGTATTGGGTTGAAATCCATCCAGACTCCAATAAACCAAGAAAGAATTAATGGACTAGTAAATCGATTGTCATACGAGGAAAAATTCGACGATGTGTCATGGATTCTTAAAGAACCTATCGTTAACTTTAGTCAAAACATTGTAGATAATCACATCAAAGTAAACGCAAATTTCCATTTTAAATCTGGATTAAAACCAAAGATTGTTCGAACAACTGACGGTAATTGTTGCGCTTGGTGTAGTAAATTAGCTGGTGTTTACACGTATCCGGGTGTTAACAAGGATGTGTTTAGACGGCATGATAGATGCACTTGCACATTGGACTATCATCCAGGAGATGGAAAAAAGCAAAACGTGTGGAGCAAAAAATGGAGTTCGGAGGACGAAGCGGTTCAGACTCGACAAAGAATTGAAGGATATAAATTACAAGAGATAAAAGACGCTTTGAGCAAAATTGATTTAAATAAAGCAACATCGAATGATATAATTGAAATAGGAAAACAAGTTTCAAATCATTTCGATATCGTTAATCATATCGGCGATAAAGATAAACTGAAATCGATTTTTTCAAATTTTAGAGAGATGGGCGGTTCAGTTTCTAACGATTCTTGGGCGAAAGGTTCTTCAAAAGTCGTTAAAGATGGGTTAGAGGAAGCTTTTTCATATTATCCAAAAGAATGGTCGAAAATCCCTGAAAAGCATAATAGAAAAATATTAGCAAGAAAATCCGGACGTGGCTTTTTTATTCGAGGGGCGGTTAATTCAAAAGGAAATGCGTATGACACAAAATACCTTGACTATAAAGATGGATATTTAACCATAGCCACAGAGGGAACAAGAAAAGTTACTCCATATCATGAAATAGGACATTTGATTGAATGGGCAAATCCTAATGTATTACGAATTGAAAAAGAATGGGTTAATAACCGTACTGCTGGAGAGCAACCTATCAGTTTAAAAAAGATTTTTCCGAATTTTAATTATAGAACAACAGAAGTAACAAAAAAAGATAGTTTCATTTCTCCTTATATTGGGAAGGAATATCCCAACGCAACAGAAGTATTAAGTATGGGATTACAAGGACTATTTGAACCTTCGGAAAAGTTTCTTCAGTCAATCGATTTTGCAACTAATGAGAGGGTATTAAAAACAATAAAAGATGATTTAGATTTTTTACATTTGACAGTAGGCTTGATATTGAAAGGATAGAAATATGTATAACAATGTGTATGATCGTTTAAAATATTTTTCAGAGGAACTTGTGAAACGCTATGAAAAACAATTCAACGTTTCTTTAGAAGATGCTATTTTTTTTAATCCTGTTAACATAGACCAATACCCAGAAGAAATAGAAGAAGCTATTGAACAACTAGAAAATTCTTTAAAAACAGGAATTCCATTAAATGAAGATGATATCCAACGTTATAGTCCGGATGTTATTTATTAAAACTGATAACTCTTTGTTTTTAGAAAGAGTTGAAGAGATTTTAAACAAAGGAATGAGTGAATGGCTAGAAAGAAATATGGTAATCAGCTTCCTACACAATCAGTCATCCTGCCTTACGTTAAGAAAAGGTCTCTCAGTAAGGAAGCTATAGAAATTTATGAGAAAACAGGATTAAGCAGCTATATCTGGCAAAAGAAATTGCTAGAGGCTATGATGGCTGTTGATAAAAAAGGACTATGGGTCCATCAGAAGTTCGGATATTCCATTCCACGACGGAACGGAAAATCCGAACTTCTTTATATGCTTGAACTTTGGGGGTTACACCAAGGTTTGAATATATTACACACAGCTCATCGAATTAGTACCTCACACTCTTCATTCGAGAAGGTTAAGCGGTATTTAGAGAAGATGGGATATGTGGACGGAGAAGATTTCACATCAATCCGCGCTAAAGGACAAGAACGAATCGCTCTAACTAATACAGAAGGAGTGCTGCAGTTCAGGACTCGTACATCGAACGGTGGACTTGGTGAAGGATTTGACATCATGATCATAGACGAAGCTCAAGAATACACGACAGAGCAGGAGTCAGCGTTGAAATATACGGTTACCGACAGTGATAATCCAATTACTGTTATGTGCGGAACTCCTCCAACTCCAGTTTCAAGCGGAACGGTATTCAGCAAATTCCGTGAAACATGTCTATTTGGCCGTGGTAAGTATTCCGGATGGGCAGAGTGGTCTGTATCTACTGAAAAAGAGATATCAGACATTGAAGCTTGGTACAATTCTAACCCTTCAATGGGTTATCACTTAGACGAACGTAAGATTGAAGCCGAATTAGGTGACGATAAACTAGACCATAACATCCAGCGTCTTGGGTTTTGGCCTACATACAATCAAAAATCAGCAATATCTGAAGCTGAGTGGGACGCTCTTAGACTTGATGAAGTACCTAAGTTTAAAGGCCCTATGTTCGTTGGAATCAAATATGGGCAAGATGGCACTAACGTAGCCTTGAGTATTGCTATTAGGACAGATTTTGATGATATCTTCGTTGAAACTGTCGATTGTCAATCTGTTCGAAATGGTAATGGATGGATAGTTGACTTCTTAAGGAAAGCTAAACCGTCTCAAATCGCTATAGATGGTGCTAGCGGACAGAAAGTTCTTGATGATGAATTGAGAGAGTTCCGAATAAGGAATGTAGTGCTGCCTACTGTTAAAGAAATCATCGTAGCAAACGCTATGTTTGAGCAAGGCGTGTATCAGAAGACCATTTGTCACTCAGGGCAACCATCACTATCTAAGGTTGTAACTAACTGTGACAAACGGAATATTGGTTCAAATGGTGGATTTGGATATCGTTCACACTTCGATGATGTAGATATCAGTCTTATGGATAGCGCATTGTTAGCGCATTGGCTTTGTGCAACATCTAAGCCAAAGAAAAAACAAAAAATCAGTTATTAAACTAAAGGTCACTGCT